AACCCGAGGGCGAAGAGCCCGAAACTGAACCGGAGTCGGACCCGGAAGAAGCCCAGGAGCATAAAGGTTCTGGAGCCGAGAAGCGCATCAAGCAACTGCTCGCCAAGACAAAGGAATTAGAGCGCAAGCTGGCCGAAAAACAGGACGTGAAAACGGAATCGTCCCCCGCCCCGGAAGCGACACGCACGAAGCCAACCGCAGACGACAAGGACAAAGACGGCAATCCGAAGTACAGCACGTATGAGGATTTCGTTGAGGACCTGGCCGACTGGAAGGCTGAACAGCGTTTAGAAGTAGCAAAGCGCGAGCAGGCGCAGCAGGAAGCGCAGAAGGCACTTAGAACCCAGTTGGACGAAGCGCGGGCACGTTATGACGACGCTGAAGATGTGATCTTCCCAGCCGCAAAAGCAATCAACGAAGCCGCAATCCCTGTTGCAGTCAAAGAGGTATTCGGCCAGTCTGATTTGTTTATCGATCTCTGCTATGTAGTCGGCAGCGATCCCGACGAGCTGAAGAAGTTCATCTCTCTTGCGCAGTCGAACCCGCGTGCGGCCATTGGAAAAGTCTTTGAGTACGAGCGTGGCATCAGGGAAGAACTCTCTAAGCCCCGCGACGAAAAAGGCCAATTCACAGCTCCTGAACCGAAGAAAACCAATGCTCCGAAGCCTCCATCGCCTGTGGGCGGTGCGAGTTCGCGAGCCTTCGACGTGAGCGACGAAAGTCTTTCTGCTGAGGAATGGGCGCGCAAGCGCAATGAAGACCTCAAAAAGCGGAGAGGCTGAAGGGCGCTCTAAGGAGCCTCCGTGGCCAATAGCCTTCTTTCCCCCACCATCATTACGCGGGAAGCACTTCGCATCCTGCACGCCAAACTCAACTTCATCGGCAACTGCGACAAGCAGTATGACGACCAGTTCGCCAATTCCGGGGCCTCGCCTTCCGGCAAGATCGGTCCCTCCCTCACTATCCGTATGCCGAACCAGTACACCGTTCGTACTGGCGCAGCGCTGAGCACGCAGGACACGGTTGAAACCAGCCAAGTCCTGTCTGTTTCCACACAGAAGGGCGTGGATACCGTCTTTTCGTCTCAGGATCTCACCCTGACGATTGACGAATTCAGCGATCGTTACCTGAAGCCCGCAATGTCGGTGCTGGCCACCAATCTCGAAGCAGACGCCCTGAACATGATTAAGGACGTCTACAACGCGGTTGACGACAGTGCAGCGACGTTCGCCTACAAGGACTTCGCCAACGGGCGCCGACTGCTCAACCAGTACCTCGCCCCCGATGACGACCGCGTTGGCATCATCAACTCCGGTCACGTCGTTTCGTATCTGGATGCGATCAAGGGGCTGTTCAACCCGCAGGAGTCGGTTGCGCGTCCTTACCTCAACGGCAAGATTGGCAAGGTCAACGGCATTGACACGTATGAGAATACGGTTCTCTCGCCCTTCCAGTCCGGCACTGCTGCTGCGGCAACGGGCTATACCGCAACTCTGACGTCAGGGAGCGCGACGGCAGTTATGGCTGCCGGGGCGAACACCTTCAACAAGGGTGACATTGTTACCTTCTCGACCGTGTTTGCAGTTGATCCCGAAACCAAGCTGAGCCGCGGCTTCCTTCAGCAGTTCGTCGTTACGGCGGACTATGCCGGTGGCGCTGGCAATATGTCCATCTCCCCGACGCCTGTAACCTCTGGGGCGACCCAGAACGTAACCAACGTTGGAGCCGGGTTGACCGTTGCCAAGGTTGGAGGCGGGGCTTCGGCGCTGTACTCGCAGTCGGTGGTCTTCCAGAAGGAGGCTTTTGCCTTCGTCACGGCTGACCTTATCGACGTATCGAAGTTCGGCGCATGGGGTGCTCGTCAGGTGATGGACGGCATTTCGATGCGTATTGCTCGCCAATACAACATCTCGAACGACACCATCCCTTGCCGTATCGACGTGCTGTACGGCTACAAGACGCTGCGGCCGCAGTTGGCTGCTCGCATCATCGCGCAGTAAACACACAGGGGGCTGGCTTCGGCTGGCCCCTGCCCTTATCAATGTCGATGTATTGGTGGGGCCGGGCGGGATTGGAACCCACCGTCTTCCGGCTTGCATCGCCATTGTGACCCTGCTACGGATCGCAACCGCAACTTTGTCAACCAGCTGCGCATTGCTTAGACGCATAGAACAGAAATCTACGCCGCCGAATCACATGCACTTGCCGACTGTCCTACCATATTGGACGACGGCCCCATTGGAATCATTTTACTCCTATGACAAGTGAAGAAATCAAGCAAAAACAGGCCACAGACCTCAGCGCCAACGGGTGGTTGAGAGAACTGTGCCTCCAAGTGGCGCTGCTCAATGAAAAGAGTGCCGAGCCGCTACCTGATCCCCCAGCAGAGCGTGTCAAGCGCGCCTACACGAAGAGGACATAATGGCCACTGCGTTCGACATCATCACAAGTGCGCTCAAGCTCACCGGAGTCTTAGCTGACGGAGAAACGCCGTCTAACGACACGGCGAATCAGGGCTTGACCGTCCTGAATGACATGATCGACGCATGGAACGCGGACCGTTTGGCAATCTATACGACTCGTTCCGATGATTTCCCCTATGTTCTCGGCAAGCAGTCTTACACGCTTGGGACTGGTGGCGATTTCAACATCACTCGGCCTGCACGGATCGATGCCATGAGCACCATTCTGCTCACTGACCCTTCAAATCCGGTTGAAGTGCCGATTGCGCTATTCACGGTTGACGACTGGCAGACCAAAGTCCCGGTAAAGAAGGTTGACGGCTCTTTCCCGCTGATCTGCTATGACACTGGAGACTTCCCGCTCAGGACGTTGAACTTTTGGCCCATTCCAACGCAACAGACGAATGCCGTGAGAATTTACGGATGGCAGGCACTTGGGGCGCAGGCACTTCTATCGCAGGTGTCTTTCCCGCCTGGATACGCTGAGGCAATACGCTACAACCTCGCTGTGCGTGTGGCGGCAGAATTCGCGGTTGACCCATCGAAGTATGCAGCCGCTACTGTGGCTGCTTTAGCGATTCAAGGGCTGGCGAGAATCAAGACCATGAACGCTCCTGATCTGGAGATTCAGTCTGACCTCATCCCTTTCCCCGCGGGCTACAACTACAGGGCCGATATGTTCGGCATGGGTTTCTAAGATGGATAAATTTCCCTGCAAGGTCTACTACCCACGCGAAGGCAAGCCAGACAAGGTTCTCATCGCGAAGGATGCTGATGAGCTTGATTCCCTGCTCCGCATCGGCTGGAAGCGCGAGGAATCGAAGTAGATGGGTAAGTTTGGCTTTGTTGGCCCAAGTTACACGGCCAAATCGAGCGTCGTTGCGGATGAGGAATGCATAAACTTCTTCGCGGAGACGATTGAATCACCTGGAGCGCAGACGAAATGGTCATATTTCGGTACGCCGGGGCTGAAAGTCTTTACTACCTTCGATGATGGGCCAGTTCGTGGCGAGTATTGGACAGGCACACAGTATTTTGTGGTTGCAGCAGACACGCTCTATGAAGTTGCGGCAGATGGAACAAAAACGGCGCGCGGAACGATCGAGAATGACGGGTTTTCAGTCTCAATCGCCGTGAGCAACATCCAAATGATGATTGTTGGCGCCGGACACGCCTACTGCTACACCTTTGCAGACAGCACATTGGTTGAAGTGACCTCGCAACTGGCCGGGACACCGATTCAATGTGACTATTCCGATGGCTATTTCATCGTCATCTTCCTGAATAGTAATAAATTCCAGATGTCCGATATTTTGGATGGCACGACTTGGCCGGGGATTCAGGTGAATGCGGTTTCGGTCTTTCCGGAGAACATTGTCTCGATCATTGTGAGTCACAGAGAGCTTTGGGTATTCGGTAGCCAGCACGCGCAACCCTATCAGGACACCGGAACAGACGAAATATTCGACGTCATCCCCGGCGCTTTGATTGATACCGGAATTGCTGCAACATTCGGGAGAAATCTCGTAGACAATACGATTTTCTGGATCAGCGAAGACCAACGCGGAGCACGGCAGGCATGGCGGGCGAATGGCTACACGCCTTTGCGGATATCAACTCATGCGGTAGAGACTGCACTGTCATCCTATTCGGCCGATCAGATTGCAGGATTGGTCAGTTACTCCTATCAGGACGGCGGACACCTGTTTTGGGTGCTTTACACCCCAGGAACGGACTGCACGTGGGTTTTTGATGTAGCCGAGAACCTGTGGCACAAGCGCGCCGAGTGGCTTCCTGCTTCGGGAACGTACGGACCTCACCGAAGCTGGAACCATGTTTACGCATTCGGCAAGCATCTGGTGGGTGACTGGAAAACCGGAAACCTGAACGAGATGAGCCTGAACTTTTGGGATGAAAACGGAGCTTTGATTCGCAGGCTTCGCCGCTCTCCGACTTTGGTCAATGAAATGGAGTGGATTTATCACTCTGACCTGACGGTAGACTTCGCAACTGGGCTCGGACCGCAGCCGCCACTGGTGGACGGAGACGGCAATCCTCGACCCCCACAGGCAATGTTGCGTTGGAGCATCGACCGAGGCGCTACTTGGTCGAATGAGCATATTGCGGGATGCGGGTTCGCTGGAGAATACAGCACGCGCGTCATCTGGAGGCGTTTGGGACGGTCGCGCTACCGCGTCTATGAGCTGAGCGTCAGCGATCCGATTCCGTGGACAATCGTGGATGCATATTTGAGGGCTTCGTAATGGCAGACCAGTTAAAGCCCGCATCTACATTCATCCCCAGCCGCGCCGCCATCGTCGATAAGAACGGCATGGCTACATGGTCCTTCATTAAGATCCTTCAGGATTGGGATAGGAAGCTGCAAAATGGGCTGAATTCAGGCGGCCAGCTTATCGGCAACATCGACCCTGGTACTCGAGTTCTGCCAAGGATCGAAGGACTCGGCACGACGCTGCAACATATTAACGCTTCAGGCGTTGTCTTGCCGGATGGGATGACTTCTGCCACGACTTTAGTGCAGGGAGCCGTACAGCTTCCAGCGGGCGCGATAAACAATACGCTAGGGACGGCGGCGATACAGCCAGCGACGGCCTTTGACCCGGCAGGAGCGGCGGCAGCAGCGCAGAGTGGCGCGCAGACCTTTGCAACAGCGGCAGCGGACACCGCGCAGAGCAATGCTGAAGCCTTTGCGAGTGAAGCTTCGCATATCACGTCTGGAACTTTAGCGGATGCCAGATTAGATGGCATGACTGTAACCGTCATCACCGCAGCGCTAACAGTAGGTGGGACGCAAGGCTCGCAGACATTTGTAAATGGACTACTAAAGGCGCAGGTGCAGGCTACTTGATTGCCATCGAGCGGGTAAGTTCTGCGGATGTGCTGGCCTGCCATGCATTGATTTCTGAATATGCGGCTGAGTGCTCTATCCCAGCCATCGGGGAAATCAACCCGCAGGCTGAGGCTTACGCAGCAATGGAAAAGACAGGCCTGCTGCATAGCTTCATGGTGTTTGAGGATGGTGAAAAGATCGGGTTCGCCATGATGGTGACTCCTATATTCCCTCATTACGGCAAGAGAGTGGCTTCCGTTGAGAGCCTGTTCATCGCGAAGGACGCTCGGAAGACCAGTGCAGGGCACGAATTGATGCGGACGATTGAAGAGTATGCGAAACAGGCCGGATGCGTGGGGATTTTGTACAGCTCGCCCGCGGGCGGACAGTTGGAACGGCTGCTTGAGGCCAAAAAGCAGTATCAAAGAACAAATGCGGTTTTTTTCCGGGGATTTGCATGAATTTGCCAGTAATGAGCGATGGGATTCTTGCCAACCTCACAAGCATTCAAGACAAGCTCCTCAAATGCCCGCAAATCGAGCTTCAAACCGAGCACAT